TTGGATTGTTTTTCTTTCAGGTATATCAGCAACAGCTACTGGTAGCTATATATGTTCTGAGTATGGTGCTGTTTATTGTACAGGTATTACTGTAGCAGATAATGGTGATATGTGGACTTGTGATTCAAATAAAAACTTTATTTATCATCACTCAGGACTTTCGTCTACTTTAATAGGTAGTTTTGCAAGTCCAGGAGCAAATCCTTTTGGTGTGACAATATCTTCAGAAGGTAATTTAATTAGTTCTGATAATACCACTGACCATATTTATCAACATGATGGTATGACAAGTAGTTTATTAGGTAGTTTTGCATCTCCTTCTAGCGTTCCTTACGGATTAGATATTGATTTAGATGGTAATTTATTAAGTGGAGATGATGACACATCACATGTTTATGTTCATTCAGGAATTAGTGCAACATTAACTGGTAGTTTTGCAGGTCCTACAACTTCAGTTAACGGAGTAGCTATTTATAAATATAAAGAGGTACTGGTAACAGTAAGCTCTGCAGCAGCAACTAATGTATCAACTTACTCTGTAACATTAAACGGTGAATTAACTGATGCGTCTGAACAAACTCTAAGTTTATGTTTTAGATATAAAGAACAAGGTGGAGCCTGGGAAGATGATATAGAAGTTGAAACTGGAATAACTTCTCCTCAAACATACGACTATAATTTAACAGGATTAGACCCAGATACTACTTATGAATTTCAAGCAGTAGCTAAGTATTCAGCTACTGAAGTAGTAGGAAGCACTCTCGAGTTTACAACAGCAGCTCTGCCAGTGTATGAGCCTGTCTACACAAAGATAACGGTAGACGGTACTATTTACGCAGACGCTATTAAAATAAATGTTGATAAGACAATAGGTGAATTTAATGCAACTTCTAATTTTTCAGCAGAATTTAATAACTTTAATGGAAAGTATAGTGATACTTTTAATTTAAACGATGAAGTAATAGTATATGCTGATAGAGGAACAAATCCTCCAACAACTAAATTATTTACAGGAGTAATAGAAGATATAAAATTTAGAGGAAATACTGAAAAAGAAAAAGTAACAATTGTCGGACGAGATTATGGTGCAGTATTATTAGATATGACTGTACAACCAATAATTTTTAAGAACGACGATGCAGGAGTAATAGCTCGACAAATAGTTCTTAATAACACTAATGAATTACTAACTACAACTAATGTAAATATAGCAACAGGAACTACTATAGAAAGAATAGGATTTAATCATGTAGATGTATTCAGTGCGTTGCAAGAATTAGCTGAACTATCTGGATGTTATTTTTATGTAGATAACGATAAAGATGTTCATTTTGAACTAAAATCATCAACATCTTCAGGAGAAACATTCAACAATGATAATGTAACCAGCGCTACTTTTAAAGAAGATGATAGAGAAATATTTAATAAAGTGTTCGTATATGGTGCAAGAACACTTACTGGTGCAAACGATGTAGGAGGAACATGGGCTACTGGAGCAACAGGTTCAGTTTTTGATTTAAGTTATAAACCTCATAATACAGCAGTATCTGTAGATGGAATATTACAACAACCAGCTGGAATTTATGAAATGACAAACCCAGCTACTGAAACTGATTTAAAATATGTAGTAGATTTTAGCAATAAAAAAATTATATTTGTATCTGGAGCAGCTGCTGGAGATAATATACCAGCTTCAGGAACTTCAAATGTTTCAGTAGATTATCAACGATTTACTCCGTTATTAAAATATTTAGATGATGATACATCAATTGCTGCTTACGGACCTAAAACAAAAATAATTAAAGATGATAACTTAAAAGGATATACTGAAGTATCAAATAGAGCAACCACTTTTTTAGCAGATAATAAAAACCCAAAAATTCAAGGAGATATTGATTCAAGAAGAATAATAAATATAACTCCTGGGAATACTTGTATAGTAAATTTACCTTGGCATGGAATATCTAATCAAACATATACTATTCTATCTGCATCATATATTTTTAACCCAATTAAAAATCTAAATGATAATGTGTTACATATAACTGTAAATAAAAAACTATCTGATTTCACAGATGTTATGAAAGCTCAAATGGTAAAATTAAATAGGTTTGAAGTAGGTCCTTTAGAAGGAGAATATACTAATTTAAAGACAGTAACTGAGAAAACTGATGTTCAGACTCATTATGAAGTATGGCAAAGAAATATAAATACTAACTTCGTCTTTCATTCAGGGAAACATGGTTTAATTCAAGATTTAAACTCAAGAATAGGAACTGGACAACTAGGCTCAACTTTCATAGTATCAGGAGGTGGATTTTAAAATGTTAACAACAATAGGAGAACAAACAATTGCAGCAGCAATGGGAGGAGTAGCATCAACACTACCAACCCATATAGCTATAGGTACTGGTAGTATCACTATAGTATCAGGAGCTGCAGCTCTTAATACTGAGACTGATAGAAACGCTCTTTCTTCATCAGACACTAGTATAGCTAAAGATGTAACTTATATTGCAGATTTTGGTTCTGTGAAGCTAAGTGGTACTACTTTTACAGAATTTGGTTTATTTAATGCATCATCAGCAGGTAGTATGTATATGACAGAAGTTGTAACTGCAGATAGTTTTGAAGGAGATAGAGAACTTCAAATTCAAACTACTTTACGGTTTGCAAGGAGTGGATTATAATGATATCTAAATTAAAGCAGGAGGTTAAATAATGGGATTATTACACACACAATTCGCAAGTGGAGCAATGTTCACAGCTGGAAGCGACTACGGTACAACAGGTACAAGTGGTATCAATGAATTTGCAAATAGAATAAATGTAGAATCTGGGATACTAGGTACAGTATCAGGAGCCTATTCTGCTACATCAGGAGCTTATTATGCAACTAGTGGAGCCTTTGCTACTTTTTCAGCCTCAGTTAGTGGAACAGACTTACCTATATATGGTAATTTTGCTGGACTATCTGCAGGAATTGGAATAGATTTTAATAATGGAAGTGTAATCGCAGGAGAACTAGCAACAGACTCTAATCAAGGAGTAGCTAATTTTTATACAAACGATTTTACAGTAAATGCAGGTCAGGTTAGTTTAAAGAATAAAACATCTTATCTTGCAATACCTGCATCAGCATTTGTATCAGCAAATCCAGACACAGATGATATAGCATACGCAAGTGTATCTGTAACAAATAGTACTAGTTCTGATGTAAGTTTTACTGCTCCAGTTAATATACCTCACGGAGCAGTAGTTACAGCAGTAATACTTTATGGTTCTGACACTGGAGATAGTTGGGAAATGAATCGATGTAATCACACTGGAGGACAAAATTCAATGGCTGCAGCTAATGTAGGAATATCAGATTCTACAATAAATATGGACACAATAGACAATCAAAATTATATTTATGTTATAACTTCAACTATAACATCGTCAGCTGAAAAGATTTACGGTGCTCGAATAACATATACTACTGATTATATTTAATTTTTTTTGTTAAAATAAGAGACCTCATGACTCATGTAGTGGAGCCTATATTCAACCAAAGGCATACATTTATAAACTACAAGTTCCTTAATATATTAAGATAAAATGGAAATAAATAACATGATTAAAAAAGCTTCTGATGATATAGCAAGACAATTAGAACAAGATATTATAATGTTCGGAAGTAGCTTCTTAGAGATTGGAGAAATGTCTATAAAAAGAATAGACCCAACAACTATAACTATTAAATATCCCGTTACTCATATTCGTAATTAAAATGGAAAATAAACAAAGAACGAAATGTGAAGTTTGGAGCAGAGTCGTAGGATATCTACGACCAACATCAAGATGGAACGAAGGCAAGCAAGCAGAATTTGGTGATAGAAAAACATTCAAGGAGAAAAAATGAAGAAAAAATATAAAACAAAACCTGGAAATCGATTAAACGCTCTTGTGTATTATTATAAGAACAAGGATGCAATTCGAGCAAAAGACAATGCATTTAGAGCTGACCCAAAAAATAAAAAAACATTACAATTAAGAGATAAAAAGATTAGAGATAGACCTCATAATAAAGTATACCAGCGTAATTATTGGCGTAACTATAGAGCAAATGAAGCTGCACAGGTTAAAATAGATGCAAGAGCAAAAGCAAATGAAATTAAAATTCCTAAAGGCTTTAAATGTGATTGTGGTAATTTAGCAACAGATAGGCATCATACAGATTATAATAAACCTTATGAAATTATATTTTGTTGTAAAAAGTGTCATATGATATTAGATAAAGAGCGAAGGCAAAAACTTAAATAAATAAAATGGAAATAAATATAAATAAATACAATAGGATGCATATATGGAATTTTTAATTGGAAAACATTATAAAATTATAGTTAATGTTCTTAATAAAGAATTAACATTTGATGCAAAAATCATCGAAGATGATGGAATTTTCGTTACTTTTACTGATAGATATAACAAGAAATATACTTATAATAAAAATGCAATTATTTCTGTCACGGAGGACTTTCAATGATAGCTGAACGAGAAACACCTACTGATATGCGAGTAACTTTTATAGATAAGAAGAATAGTAAATATTGGCCTGCTTGGAAGCTTCAAAAGGATTGCACTATAGAAGAACTTAATAAAGTCAATCTAAAAAGTATGTATCATGATGAGATTGTCTTTGATTTAGAGTGTAAAAAATATAAAGAGCTTCTATTACGATTAGAAGCTGATGGTATAACGAAGCATAAGGTCATTGATACAAAGTCTCGAGGCTTCCATATACATGAATTCTTTGAAGGATTAGATAAGCATCCTTTAGAACTAAGAAATGAGATAAGAAAAATTTATATAAAAAAGTATGACTGTGATTTATCTAAAGCAAGTGAGATAACATTAATATCTATCTCTGATAGACCTCATTTTAAATCTGGAGAAAAAGCTGAACTTATACTCGATGTCGAAGGTTCTAATAAACTTGATGTTAGTATAGTAGAAGAAGCTCAAGCTAATCTTGAGAAAGCAGGAACTTATGTTAAATTAGTTGGTTCAGATGATGAGTTCAAAACATACTTTGAAACAGACCCATTCTGGTTATATGTTAATAAAATAGATTGGACTCAAATGCCTAAGACATGCGAATTTAATTCATGTGTAGCTAAGAATTTAGCAATTGCAGCTGTCAAATCTGGTAAAACAAAAAAAGAAATCGATGCTCTCTTAAAACCGTTCATCAAGAAAATTAGAGGATATTCATATAATTCTTTCGAAGGTTGGATTAGAAGTGCTCAAGGTGGTAGAGATGACTATAATTATCATGAAGTAAATCAATGGGGGGATAAATATGGCATTTTATGATGAAGATAAATTAGATGAAGTATATTGTAAAGAAGAATCAGAAGAAGAATTAAAAGCAATCGAAGCATCTAATGCTGCTAAAGCAACAGAGAAGAAAGATGATAAGAAACCAGAGAAAAAGAAATCATATGATGTTATAAAAACATCTTTCTTTATTGCTAAAGATGAAATATATGAACAATTTTATGATAATGAACAATCAGGTTTTATATGTTATAATACAGAAACTGAACAAATAAAAAAAGTAAGATATGCTTTCTTTAAAACAGAAGGTAAGAGACCAAAGAAGTATATACCTCAAGAAGGAGAAGAAGTTGAAAAGAAGTATGTTTATCTTCCAACTAAGACAGAAGAATATAATAGTGATAAAATATTAGAAAAAGAAATTAAAGCTTTTGTAACAAAATATTTAGATATTGATGATGACCATATGACATATGTTATTTGGGCTATAAAGCAATCATGGATATATGATAGATTAAACACAATTAACTACTTAAGAGCTTTAGGTGACACAGGATTAGGTAAGACAAGATACACAAAGGCTATTGGAGCATTGTTCTATAAGCCCTTGAAAACAACAGGAGCTTCTACTGCTGCACCAATATTTAGAATAATTGACAAATGGAGAGGCACTTTTATATTTGATGAAGGAGATATTAAAAAGAGTGATGAAACTGATACAATTATTAAAATTATCAATTCTGGTTTTGAAAAAGATAATCCAATAATGAGATGTGATAGTAATGATATTGAGAAGATTAACTTCTTTGACCCATATTGTCCAAAGATATTAGCTACTCGTAAACCTTTTGAAGATAAAGCTACTGAATCTCGTTGTTTTACAAAAATTATGCAAGGAACAGACCGTAAGGACATACCTTTTATACTTCCAGATTGCTTTTTAAAAGAAGCTCAAGTATTAAGAAATAAATTATTATTATGGAGATTTAAAAATTATTATAAGATAGATACAAGCATCATTAATGATATAGATTTAGGTGATTTAGAACCAAGAGTTAAGCAAGCTCATATGGGATTTCTTCCATTATTCGCAAATGACCCTGTAAAACTTGAGTTCTTTAAGAAGTATTTAGCAAAGTATCAACAAGATTTAATACAAGAAAGAAAGGATAGCACCGAAGGATACATAGTTAATATAGTGTGTGAGATGTTAGTAGCAGGAATATCAGATATTTCCGTGTCCGATATTATCGAGAAAGGTAGGATAATGGACCACAAGGACCGTAGTAAGCTAATGGCAGCTAACGCTCTATCCTCTCGATACCTTAGGCCACTAGGCCTCACAGAAAGAAAAACAGTGAATGTTCATGGAAAATCTAAAAAATGTATAGTATTTGATATAAATATAATAGAAAGAATAGCTAAACGATATGCAGTATTGCTACCACCCAACTTTGTAATTCCAGAACATATAGTAGTTGATAGACCATTAGGAGTTTTAACATGATTACGATGAATTATGATAAATTACTATCGCTACCTGGGACGATTACGATGATTACAGGGGATTACGATGATTACGGTCGTTACGATGATATCTCAATTTTAATAAAAGGGTATGTATACTTTATAGTAATTAGGCGTAATTATAGTCGCATCGTAAGCATCGTAATCATCGTAATCCCCAGGGGAACATCGTAATCTTTTTCAAGTAAATTTGGAGAAAATCATAATCAATTAAATTATAGGAGGAATATAAATATGGAAATAAAAGAAATAAAACCAATAATCACAGAACTTAAAGCAGTTTTGACAGAAATGAATATGAAGATAAGTGATGATATGCTTTGGGACACAGCTGTTAGAGTATACAATAGTAGAATAATTCAAAATAGTAAGGAAGAAAAAGCTAAAGAACCAGCTTCAGATGCTCAAAAGAATTTTATCGATAATCTTAAGAACCAAGGTAAGATTAAAGTTGAAATAAGTACTGACCTTACTAAAGCAGAAGCATCTGCTTTAATTAACAAAGCAGTAGGTAAGTAAGTAAAAAAAGAGAGGTGATGCAATTAAATCAATAGGAGAATAAAATGAAACAAATATCAAAAGGCGAAACAGTGCTGATTAATGAAGGTTCAATAGATGGACTTTGTGAAGATGGCTATATCAGTTTCAATAAAGCTGAAGAAATAGGTCATTATGAGCAAACATGTACTAACTGTCAACAAGTTAGTGACACAACTATATACAAAGTTGAATTTTTAAAAGATTGGCAAGAGTAAGTAAAAAAAAGAGGTGATACAATTAAATAATAGGAGTAAAAACAAAAATGGAAAAACAACAAACAAACAAAGAAGAAGTTTCAGATAAAGAAGACTTTTTGAGAAACCATCCTGAGTTTACTGATAAAGAAGACTTTTTGAGAAACTATCCTGAGTTTACTGAAGAAGAAGCAGAAAAGTTACTTAAGGATTTAAAATGAACATACCTATAAGATTCTTTTTATATTTTCTCATATTGGTAAGTATGTTCTCTGTAGGGATTACAATAGCAGTGTATGAACTACAGAGTGATACTTACTTTATTGATAAGAATGGGGAAAATATAACAATGGATGAGTTCATAGAAGAAGTTAACTTCATAGAAGATATTAGTAATAATTTCTCTACGCCAGAAACAATATTTGATAATATTGTTGGTATAGATATTATTACATATGATGGTAAAGATATTAATCGTTCACAACGAGAATATTATGTTAATAATAATATGGAAGGTATATCAATGCTACCAACATTATATCCAGGAACTACTGTAATATGTATAAAAGATTTTACTAAAGAAGATTTAGAAGTTAATAATATCATAGTTTTTAAGCGTAATAATGGATATGTAATTCATAGAATAGTAGATATTCAAAACGATACATATATAACTAAAGGCGACAACAATCCAGTAACTGATGCACCTGTTGACTTCGAAGATATACACTGTTTAGTTGGTGGAATCATCTTTTAATTTTACATTATTTTACACTCTTACAGCGAGAAAGCCAACATTTATATATTATAACTACCTTATTTTAAAGATGAAAAAGTTACCGAAGTCTTTAGATAATATGTTATATAATTTACATAAAAGATTATGGATGCAAGGAACGAGTTCAATAGGAACTATTAATACAGGAACCCTTGAGATATATGAAGCAGGAGTAAGAGTAGCAGACATATTAGGTTACGATGTAACACATTATAAAGAATATGTTGATATTTATAACCTTAGAAGAAAAGAGGATAAAGAATAATGCAGTTTCAAATTAGAGCACATGTGATTAAGGGCATAGATGATATACAGCCTAAACTTGTTTTTGTTAACGATGATAATTATATACTTATAAGAAAAAGACTTGAGTTAGAAAAGAGGAGAGCAGTTGATATTCTTATACATATGAAAAGCGAAGGTATGATTAAAGCTATTAATAAACCTAAGAGTTTTATGCACCAAAAGAGTATAAATATATTAATGAATGCTAAAGGAGATATTAATAACTCTATAATTAAAATCAAAGAAATGTTCTATAAGAAGTAGAAGGATAGCATTTAAATAGCATGATATCTATATATATTTAGAATGAAATTAAATCATAGGAGGTTTATAAATGGAAAAAAACACACAAGGAATTGTAGCAGTATTTGCTCTACTTTCATTGCTGATTGGGTTTAGTCTCGGTGCAGTATTGATGGGAGAGGATGTAGAAGTTATCAAGGAAATTGAAGTTGAAAAAGTCATTAATGTCTCTGTTGTAGAATTGGTAGAAGTACCAGCACCAGATATGCTAAGTTTAGCAGTTGATGCGTTTATGTCAGCAGTTGAAGATGAAGAAGATGCAGCTGGACAGGATGTAGATGTACTTGGCTCATATGATTTTGATGAAGTTGAAGTAAGTAAGGTATATGATGAGTATATAATTACTTATGATGATGATGTTACAACTGTTGATTTTAGTATCAAGTTAAAATTTGACGAAGACGGCGAAGCATCAGAAAAAAAAACTTACGATGTACAAGTTATCTTCGAAGTTGATGAAGATACTGAAGTAACAGTAGCATAATTCTTCAATTCAAACATTTTTTATTTTTTATTATTTTTATTATTTTTCGCAAACATTTAAATACTCTTATATATATAATTTATATATATAAAATGCAATTAAAATTACGAAACATTATGGGGTCTGTAAAGACAGGACAAACCGTTAAAGGTTTTACTTGTCCTGAAGAGATTGCTATGTTCTTTAGTGGCTGTTGTTTTAAAGTAGAGAAATCTGGGACAGCTATAGTTTATTATTCTGGTATGTCGATTATACCTACTCAAGAACAAGTAGAAGCTTATGAATTTGATGAACCTCAAGCAACTAAACAAGTGGCAAAACAATGCAATTAAATAGATTAAAGTTCAATGCTAATAAGATTAAGATAATCTTAATGGGCGATGAACATTTAGGTAGTAAATATTATGATAAAGAATTACATAAAAGATGGATTAATTGGATATTAAAAGAGCCGAATACTTATGTAATCGGAATGGGAGACCATCTAGAGACTGCTACTAAGAATTCTATAGGAGCAGGAGTATTTGAACAAGATAAAGTTGTACAAGAACAATTAGAAGCTTCTTATGAATTATATAAACCATTAGCAGATAAAGGTAAGTTATTGGGTATGCATATTGGTAATCATGAAGAACGATTATATAAGCACTCGGGTATGGATTTGATTAAAACTTTATGTAAGATGTTAAGTACTAAAAAATATAAAGTTAAGTATTATGGTATTGGAGTATTACATTATATAAAAGTAGATAGTCAAAGCTACACAATGTATACGACTCACGGCCACTCAGGAGCAAGACTACCTTATACTAAAATCAAGGCTTGTATAGATTTAGGTAACATGGTGGATGTGGATATATATGCTATGGGACATACCCATCAATTAAGTCATCATGTTAGACAATTTTATAAGGTTAATAAACGAGATAGCACAGTTACAGAGTCAGGAAAACATTATTTATTAACAGGTTCGTTTTTAACTCATTGGGGAAGCTATGCACAAGAAGCAGGATATGAGATGATGCGACGAGGATGTCCAACTGTTAAATTACATGGAAGAGAAAATAAGATTCGGGTGAGCATAGGATGATAATAACAATATTATCAGATAGTCCTTTTATACCAACAGGATATAGAAATCAAGCTTTACAATTAGTACAATATTTAGTTAAAAAAGGACATGAGGTGCATTACTTAGCAAACGCATATAATGGTATGACATTAAATAATGCTGAGTTACATGATGGAACTAAATGTAATTTTAAGATATATGGAGAGATGATACATTCTTATTTTAGAAATTCAATGTCTCATATTATTAAGAAAACTAAATCTGATATATTTATTATATTATTAGATACTTTTATGATGTATGGTAGTGATGCATGGTTCTTAAAGATAGATACATCTCCTGCTAGAACATTCTTCTGGTTTCCGACAGATGGTGGAGGTGGACTCCCAATGGGATGTGCTCAGATACTTCAGAAGATAGAGAATCCAGTAGCTATGTCAAGGTTTGGACAGAAACAAGTAAAAGACTATCATAATTTAAGTGTAGCACATATACCACATGGCCTCGATACTAAGTTATTTTTTAAACTACCAGATGAAAAGATAATTGAATTAAAAAAGAAGTATAAACTAGAAGATAAGTTTGTTATAGGAGTAGTAGCGAGAAATCAACCAAGAAAGCATTTAGATAGAACTCTGAAAGCTATGAGAATAATAGCTAAAAGAATACCAGAAGCTGTATTATTTATGCATTTAGACCCTAATGACCCAGCTCAACCTTTATGGAAGATGTATAGTTTAATACAAAAGTTCGGATTAGAGAATAGAGTAGTATTCAGTGGAATGACAGCAAATCAAGGATTTGGAAACGACCAAATGAATGAAGTTTATAATGTAATGGATTGTTTCTTTTTATCTACTTCAGGAGAAGGTTTTGGTATACCAATTATTGAAGCTATGGCTTGTGAAGTACCTGTAGTAGCTACTGATTATACTTCAACGCCTGAATTAGTAATTGATAATAAAGCTGGATTTGGAATAAAATTAGCTGGTGTAGAAACAATAGACTTATTCTCTGTTGATTCTAAAGAGTATGATTTAAGAACACAGAACGGATGTATTACTGGTTCATGGGAAGTAGAACGAGGAATATGTGATGTTAACGATGCTGCTGATAAGATTGAAATATTATATAAAAGACCTGATATAAGAATAGAACAAGGAAAGAACGGAAGAAAAGCAGTAGAAGAGAAGTATGACTTTAATATATGTGTAGCACCTGCTTTTGAGAAGATGTTTAAGGAGTCAATAAAATGAA